GTGGTTGCGGCGTAAGTATTAACTTTGATATAGACAAGTTAGACAATTCATTAGCAATAGCAATATAAAACACGGAGCATAAAGAATGGCAAAGCAAGGTATAGACATCGGCATTGAAGGTAATGACGGTACAGGTGATAGCATACGCGAATCATTTCGTAAAGTAAATGAAAACTTTCAAGAGTTGTATGCAGTATTTGGAATAGGTGGACAAATATCATTCACTGATCTAAATGATACTCCAGGTACATACGAAGGTAACGAAAACAAAGTTCCACTTGTAAAATCAGATGGTAGTGGTATTGACTTACTTACACTTGCTTCAGATAATGCACTAGACGGCACACCAGATACTATTGGGTTTGACTTTACTCAAACAGGTAAAGTAATTATCAAGCAGCTAGTTAGTAAGGTATCAAACGACCCTGAGCCTATTTTAGGCGGCCCGATGGATGCATCAACGCAGCCAATTGCTAACGTAAGTGTTACACAGTCAGCTATTGATACTTTTAACTCAATACACGGCACAGCGTTAACAACTGGTGCTCTTGTTATTGACAAAGCATTTGCAGATAGAAACTACCAACAAAAAGACGTTGCAGGTGGCGGCTTACGTCTTGCCAACGAGCCAACAGATGCAACAGGATATGTGTTTACTGCTTCTGGAATCAGTGTTGGTAATTTAACTATCACTGCACATGGACTAACAGAAGCGTTCAATGGCGCAGGATTCATCTTTAACTCAACAGGCACTGATCCGTTTGGCGCCACTACTGGAAGCACATATTACATTAACATTGTCGATACTAACACTATTGCACTTTATCCAACCGAAGCTAATGCTATTTCTAATACATCACGTATTTTACTAAGTGGCGGCAGTGGTACATTTACAATTACTGATGCTGCTTACGATGCTACACTAGAGGGTTTTTTCTTAGACAATGTTGCTATTCCACGTAAGAGTGTAGTAAGACGCCAAGGCGATGACATGGCAGGCACACTTAACTTGTTTGATCATCCAGGCGAGCTAAAAGGTACTGGCTTACCAAATGGACCAGATGACTTGCAAGCTGCTACAAAGCTATATGTTGATAACGCAGCAGCACAAAGTAATGTTAACTTATATGTAAGTACAGCAGGTAACGACTTACAAACATACACACCTGATGGTAAACAAGGTAGAGCTCCTGCATATGCTTATCGCACAATTAACGCAGCAGCTAAGAAAGCAGAAGAATTAATTATTGCTGCACCACCTGAGCCAGGTCCGTATATGCAGATTATGCAACTTGCAACTGGCACAGCAAAAGCATTAACTAATACAGTAGGAATTGCATCGGGTATTGCTAATCGTTCAAATGCAAGAGCAATCATTGTTGCTAACAAAGAATTTATTGCTAAAGAAGTTACGGGCTACATTGATGCTACATTCCCTAACTTTGCAGGAACATACAGTTTAGAAATTTGTCAACGTGACGTTGCATTTATATTAGATAGTGTTAGTTTAGATGCACTACTAGGTAACTCAGCTAACTATCTATCACGTTGGGCAGGCATACGTTACTACTCAAATGTTAGTGCGCAAAAAGCAATTGGCTCGCAGCGTGTAGAAACTATTGCAGGCATTACATATGCTAAAAGCATTGTTACACAATACATTTTAACTAACACAGCAGTACCTACTACATACCAAACACGAGTTTTACAGAATGTAAATTTAACACTACCAGATAGTAGTGCTGATGATGCTATCGCAGCAAGAATGGACGATGTGTTAGCTGTTATTGCTAACGGACCATTAGATGCTCCGGCAATTGTTGATGGTACTACTACATATAAGATTAATATGAACAACGGTGGACTTGGATTTATTAAACAAGCTAACCCTGCTAATACTGATATTATTCCTGGTAAAGTTGTACGAGGTGTAAACTCCGGAGCAACAGCACGTATTATAGATTATAAACACGAAAGCGGGCCAAGGGCTGTAGCTGTTGCAGGAACAGATGAACTTGAAGTTCAACTACTAGAGCCAATTGAATTTGTTGCTGGGGAAGAATTAGAGTACGGCAACTATGTAAGAGAAACACAAATTGCTATTCGTGTTGAATCAGGAATTTACGAAGAAGACTATCCAATTCGTATACCTGCAAACGTAAGTGTTAAAGGCGACGAGTTTAGACGTTGTATTATACGTCCTAAGAAACGTGTTTCACAATCACGTTGGGCGAATACGTTCTTCTATCGCGATGCAGAATTTGATGGAATGATTTTAGGTAAGTCTAATATTGCATCTGTTGCATTTGACACACAATTAGATGCTAGTAGAACACCAGGAACATACACTGTAAGTTTATGGACAACTAATAAGTTAGGCACCCTTGCTACATTTACTATTGTAATTGGCACAGATGGTGCTATTTCAAGTATTACTCCAGTTAACAAAGGTACTAGTTTCCAGAAAGGCGAACGTATTACTGTACTAGATGCACAACTAGGAGCAGGCGGCGCAGCAGCAATTACATTTACAGTTGCTAGTGTACCAAACGGAATTGAATATGTAAATCCACTTACTAATGTAGTAGATGGATACTTTGGTTATCATTACTTAAATAAGCCTAACTCATTACGTAACACAGGTTCTGGTTACGAGAACGTAGGCAAGTGGAATACTAATGCACTTACACTTATTGACAACAAAGAGTTTATTCAAGAGCAAGTTGTTAACTACATTGAAACTACATATCCTGCACTAGTTGGTTCTTACAGCAGAACTAAATGCTTTAGAGATGTAGGATTAATTGTTGATGCGCTAGTAAAAGATTTACGCAATGGTGGCAACGAGTTTGCACTAGAAACACAAGGTGAGTATTATGCAGGCGCAGTAGAAGCAGGAACAGAAGATGAAACTGTTGCAGGTATACAACATGTCTACACAATGGCTGAAAAACTAATACTTGGCCAATCACCAACTACAACTTATAATCAAGCCGGTGGAGCACTTGCTGACAGACTTTATGCAGAAGACTTGTATAATGGATCAGGTGAGCCAGTAGCATGGGCAGCAAGCACAGTTTATCGTTTAGGCACAGTAGTTACATTTACAGCAGCAAGTGTTAAAACATATTATACTCCAACTAAAGAACACACTGGCGGAGCAGTATTTAACGCAGCAGAAATTTCATCAAACTGGAGAGTTATTGACAGTCCAGCAGTTGTATTACAAAACTTACTAGACACTGTTAAGTTTGCGTTTAATGTAGATTACAATCCACCGCTACGCAATGCAGACTGTGATGTGTTCTTAATGAACGATGCTACTATGGTACGTAACTTAACTGTACAAGGACACGGCGGATTTATGTGTGTACTTGATCCTGAAGGACAGGTTCTAACTAAGTCCCCATATATACAAACTGGTTCAAGTTTCTCACAGTCACTTAACAAGCAAGCATTTAGAGGCGGATTGTTTGTTGATGCGTTTGTTGGTAACAGTGCAGTACAAGTTATAAGCAAAATAGACGGCAGTGCATTTAGATTAGGAATTCAAAGTTTAGGATCAGCAGCAGCACCACAAGGATTGTTTGTAAGGCGTCCTGAAACCCCAAGTGCATTTTATATAGACGGTAGACGTTTTCAAATTAATGCTGTTACTGCATACGACAAAGCGGCTGGTACAGCGGAGCTAATATTAGCACCAAGTTCAAATGGCGGAGCTGGCTTTACAGGCATAACAAGTGCGTTGGCTACAGGAGTTGACTTAGACTCAGTAGGTACATTCCAGTTTGATACAGTAAAATGCGGAAGAGATACAGGATACATACTTGACGCTGTTACATACGACCTTGCGTTAGGCACTAATTATAAAGCAGTTTATAATGGTATTGCGTATCAAAGAGCAACGGGCGCATATCTTATTGCAAACCAAAAGACACAAACTACAACAGCTATTACTAAAGGTAAAACTGAAGTTGCACTACTTGCACCAGTAATAGCAACAAGTGCAGCATTATCAAGATCAAATGCAGCCTTTGATGAAATTATTGATATTATTAATAACGGTGTTGTAAGTGTTACAGAGCCAGGCGTAAACAGTGCAGATGCATTAACATTCCCTGCACCGGCAACACTTCCAACCACTGACGCAGACGATGCAGCAGTACGTTTACAAGCTAACAGAGCTTTCCTAGCAGCAGAAGTAGTAGCATATGTAAATGCTAACACTCCTCCAGCAGGATTTAGTCAAGCTAAATGCTTGCGTGATGCAGGCTTTATTGTCGATGCATTAACGTATGACGTACTATACGGCGGCAACAGTGCTACAGTAATTAATGCTCGTGCATATCACGATGCAGCAGTTGCGCAGCTTCCAGAGGCACAAAGAGTTGCTACAGCAGCAGCATACGCACACTTAGCAACAGTTGTTGCAGCAGTTGTTACAGATGCAACAGGAGTTACAAGTACAACTCCAACAACGGGTAACGCATCAGTACAAGTTACAACAGGCGCAGCAGCAACAGGTACAGAAGGTACAGTACTTGACGGATTACTACAGCATATTGAAGATGTTATAACAGCAGGAAACTTAAATAGCTTACCAGCTGAAATATTCCCAAATCTAACAGCACTTGCAGTAAGTGCAGGATTAATTGCAGCAGCTAATAGTGTTATTAGCAACAGAGCATTAATTATCAACCGTGTTATACAAAGTGTTGCAGCGCCATTACCAATTACACTACAAACTGCTGGTAACAGAAGTATACTAGGAAACGACTTTACACAAGTTAACGACTTAGGATACGGACTAGTTGCATGTAACGGTGCGCTATCAGAGATGGTTAGTATGTTTACATATTACTGTCATGCTAGTTACTATTCAAAGAACGGTGCTGAAATTAGATCACTAACAGGTTCTAGTTGTTATGGTGAGTTTGGTCTAGTTGCTGAAGGCAGTGATCCAAACGAAATTCCAGATGCAGTTGCATTGTATGAAGATATGACGCAACCGATAAAGGCATTTGATGCTAAAATTATTTTAGACACTACTGGATTCTTAGTACTAACAACAGGTGAAACATTAACACAAGCAGGTTCAGGAGCAACAGGAGTTGTTACAGTCGGAACAAGTCAAACAGGTGGTTCGAATGTAATTTACTTAACAACAGTTACAGGATCGTTTGATACAACAAATACACTAACAGGTAGTACAAGCGGTGCGCTTGGAGCAGCTAGTGTTCCAGTTGCAGTTGACTCAAACGGTTATGCTAACACAGTACAGAGCTTGGCACTTTATGCATACGACATGAAAGATGCTCCGTCAAACAGATCAGAAGTTAACGTGTGGCATCCGGCTCGTCCAGCATTTGCACGTTACGAAGTTGCAAACGCAGAACTTGTTAATCATATAGTTGGTGAGTATCCATTACTTGTAGAAACAACAGATTACTCATTTACTAAAGCTAACGCAGCAGCAACTGGATTTATTTTTAATATCTACAAAACAATTGACGCAGGGTATACAGTAACATTTACAGCAGGAAACGACGGAGTTAATTATACAATAGGCGATGCATTTGTTGTAACTGGTGATAAACTAGGTGGCGCAACTACAGCAAACGATTGTACAGTTACAGTTGCAACAGTAGACGGTACAGGACAAATACTAACAGTTACAGTTACAGGTACTATTGCAATTGAACCAACTACACCTAAGTATAGCGGTGCTGTTTATAAGTTAAACTTCTCATCAAGTGATACACAATTTAGTGCAAATGGATTGTTGGAAATAGTTCCGTTTAACTATAATGTTGTTTACTACAGAAACCAAACACACATTATTAGTGACTTGGCTCGTCCAGATGTATTAACAATTCGTCCAAGTACAGCATTAACGTTTGATGAGAACCCAGGCTTTGTTTACAGAAGTATTAGCTTCTTAACAAGTAATAGTTTGGGAACAGATTTGCCAGCTAATGTTGCACAAGCAGGACTTGATAGCACTTACGACTTTATTAGATTAACAGTTGATAGTGCTAAAGCACAGGAAACTCCACTATCAGGCACAGGTACTACAAAAGGTAATACTGCTGGAGATATTGTATTAGCTGTTAAACTTTGCGATACTAACGAAATCTTTAGACTTAACAACAACGCAAGAACGCCTGCAGGTAATAGGCCAGCAGGTTGGACAGCATCTAGTTTAACATTAGAAGCACCAATTATTACATGGGGTGGTAAAAAGCACTATGCATTTAACTATAGAGGAGTTAATAGTTCCAACGTAGTTGTTGCGCCAGCAGAAGATAACTTATATGCTATTGTTGACCTAGTTGATTATGACTTTATTAACCAAACAAATGCAACAGGGCTTCACAGTACAGCAGTACTAGGTTCAGAGCTTGTTACGATTAGAGGCGGTCTAAAAGCAGGAGCACTTGGTAGCGTTACTGTTAACATTAGTACATGTCGTGCTACGTCACATGACTTCTTAGACATTGGTACAGGCGGATTTAACTCAAGTAACTATCCAAATGTTATCTTTGGTGAGCCAGGTGAGAAGAAAGAAGCTAACGAAGTAAGAGAAGTAGGCAAAGGTCGTGTGTTCTATGTGAGTACAGACCAAAATGGTATCTTTAGAGTTGGTAGATTCTTTAGTGTAGACCAAGGCACAGGAACAGTTACATTTAGTGCATCACTTGCACTTAGTGACGTAGACGGACTAGGCTTTAAGCGTGGTGTTGTTATTACTGAATTTAGTACAGACACAGCGATGGTAGACAATGCTTCGGATACAGTACCAACAGAAAGTGCTGTACGTGGTTATGTTAACAGACGCTTAGGCTATGATGTTAACGGTTCAGCAGTTAGTAACAAATTAGGACCTGGCGTACTTGCTCCAAACGGTGCAGTACCAATGACAGATGATTTAAACGCAGCTAATAATACAATTACTAACTTAAAAGCTCCAGTTGCTACATCTGACGCAGCTACTAAGGCATATGTTGATGCTGGCCGTGGCGACCTTGATGAAATTAAAAATCTACGGAGCGTATCGTACGAAGATCAAGCAGCTAACCAAATGTTAGTTTCTACAGGAGCGTTTAAGCTTATATTATCAGCAGGTAGTATTGTTGGCGGTAACCTTGCTATTGGTGATGTTATTACAGGATCAATATCAGGAGCAACTGGTACAGTTGTTGATTACGTAGATGGCCTCACTGGCATTGAAGGTAATATTTGTGAAGTAACATATACTGTATTAGCTGGTGTATTTAGTGATGGCAAACCTGCTGCTGGTCCAGCAGCAGATGTACTTACTGCACCAGGCGGTAAACAAATTAATGTAATTGATGGTCCAGTAGATGAATGGGCTAACGGTGTGGCAAATGCAGCAGCAGATATTTTAATTACTACTAACAGAATAAATGCAGGACAAGCAACACGCTATACGCAAGTTAATATGCAAATTGCAGGACTTGCTATTGTTAACGGTGATATCAATGGTGCTGCACAAATTGCACAAAGTAAACTAAACTTAAACGCAGCTACTACAAGAGCAGATGCTACAGGAATCGCACAAGCTGATTTAGGTAGTGCAAGTTTTGACTCTTCTAAATTTACTATTACTGATGGATGGGTTACTACAGCAGCAGGAGCTACAGTACTAGCAGATCTTGAAGACATTGCAACTGATACAGTACTTGGTCGTAGTGCAGCAGGAGCTGGTGCAGTTACAGCAATACCATTTGCTACAGTAGTTGATGAAGGATTAGGTTTAGCAGACGGAGACTTTGTTACTGAAATATTAGTAGCAGCAGATGCAGGCGAAGCACTAATTAAAACTGGTACAGGCACCTACGGTATTACTAACGTATCTAAAACAGGTGAAGTTAATAGTATTGTTAAAACAGATGCTAATGGTACTATCCAAGCTAACTCATTAATACTTGGCGGTGATGCAAGTTACGAAGTATTAAGTTTAGACAGCTTAACACTACAAGTTAAAACACCTGCACAAGGTTTATTGTTTACAGCAGTTGGTGGTAGTGCTGGTACAGGTAACTTAGGTGACGCAGACTATGTTGCACCAACTTATCCAGATATGATGCTTAGTGGTAGTATTAACGTTGGTGCAACAGATCTTGTTTCAGCGCAGAGTATTTTACAAAGTACTTCAACACTTACTAATGAAAAACGGTTAGGAGTTGACTGGATTTACTCGAGCTTTATTGAAGCACCAGGTGAAAAGGGTGCAGCAAGTACAGGCATAGCAATTGGTGGTAACACTGGTAAGACAACAGCTGGACAAGTAGGCATAGTTGCTGCTGGATCTGGCTCAAGTGTTGTACCAGCTATCTTTAGCTCTGCTGGAATGCTACCAGACACTGATAACACATATGACATTGGTAGTGCAACTAAAAAGTACAAAGATGTTTATGCAACATTGTTCCGTGGTACTGCAACTGAATCATACTACGCTGACTTGGCGGAGAATTACTTAGCTGACGCAGAGTATGCTCCTGGCACAGTTATTGAGTTTGGTGGAGAAGCTGAAGTTACACAAAGCACAACACACGGTACACATCGTGTAGCAGGCGTTGTGTCTACTAACCCAGCACACTTAATGAACTCACAGTGTGAAGGCGCCAACGTTGTTGCAGTAGCACTACAAGGGCGTGTACCTTGTAACGTAATTGGTAAAGTTGCCAAAGGCGATATGCTAGTAGCAAGTAATATTCCAGGATATGCAATTGTTAACAACACTCCAACTGTTGGTAGTGTTATTGGTAAAGCACTTGGAGATAAACTAGACGGCGAACGCGGTACAGTTGAAGTTGTAGTAGGAAAACACTAATGGATAAGAAAGAAGAGATAGACAAACTAATTAAAGATGGCGTAAAAGTTAGTAATGACACTAGAAATCCGCAAGCAAGGCAAGTAGTTGTTACTGCTGGCAAAATAAGAATACAAGTAAACAAGGGAGCAGACCGTGGCCAAACAAACCGTTAATTTAGGAACCAGTGCAAACAAAGGTGACGGCGACCCGTTACGCACAGCATTTGACAAAGTAAATGATAATTTTGATGAATTATATACAGCAGACGCTACATTCATTAGTCTTGCGACACTAAAAACAGAAGTTGCAGCAAGCGCAGACTTTGCAGCATTTAAAGATAGAATAGCAGCACTATAATACTTTAACTGAATACGATAAATATATAAAACAATAGGATTTAAAGAATGGCTAATAGATTTCCACTAGTACTAGATACAGAAGACGGTAATAAGATCAAAGAGATCCAAACCGGGGACAATTTGTATCTAGCTGACAACAGTATCACTGGTGTCCAAAATATTACTGCATTGGGAACTATCGACGCTGCTCAGATCAAAGTGGCTGGGGAACACCTAGTGGCGCAACGATTTGCTGACTTAACTGATACTCCGAGTACATTTACTGGATCAGAAAGTCAGTTTGTAAAAGTAAAGGCAGATGGCACAGGCTTAGAATTTTCTTCACTAGGTAGCTTAGGAACTATACAGCTTAATACTATTTCAGTTGATGTTAGTGTTATACCAACAGTTAACAATGTAGGAACAATAGGCACTGACAACTTTAAGTTTAATGAAGTAGTAGCAACAACACTTAGGGGTAACTTAGCTGCATACGACGGATCTATAGTATTTAATGCTACAACAGGAAAAGTAAGTTATGCTGCACTACAAGGCGCGCCAGTTTTCCTTTCAGAATTTACAGATGATATTGGCTTTGTAACATCAACAGCACTTGGCACACAAATTGCAGCTTTATATGATGACGGCATAACGTTTAACACTGACATACAAGGTAGTGTGTTTGCTGATGATAGTTCAATGATAATAGACGGTGTTGCTGGTAAAGTACTTGGTGACGTAATAAACTCAAATGTAACTACTACAGGTTTAGTTACTAATACAGCCCAGATTACTACTACAACAGCAACAACTATTAACGGGCCAGCATCAGGAAACTTAGCAATTGATGCAGGAGCATCAGGCACCGTTGATATAGGATTTGGTGCAGCAACTAGTGTTGTTAACATAGGCGATGCAGTAATAGAATCATTTACTCAAGGTAGAGATTTAGGAGTTGCCAAGCTAACAGCAAATACAAACTTATCAATTACTGCTGGTAACAGAGTTAAAATTGACGGTGGTGTACCATTTAGATTTTCATCAGTTACTACAGCTAACCAATTAGCAATCGGTGCAGAAGAAGGTGATGTAATTTACAACACCACAACAAGCCGTTTGCAAATGTATCAAGGCAGTGCTTGGAAAGACGTCAACGGAAACGTTGAAGCAACAGCAGGAACATCAAACTTTAACGATGTTGTAATTGCAGGTAACTTTACTGTAACAGGTACCACTACAACTGTTAACACAGAAGAAATTAACCTTGCTGATAATATTATTAATCTTAATAGTAACTTAGGTGTAGCCGTTGCACCAACACAAGATAGCGGCATTAGTATTAATAGAGGCAGTGCAACAGCAAAGACATTTATATGGAACGAAACCACAGATAAATGGACAATTGGAGCAGAGACATTTGTTGCAGGAACAGTAGAAGCAGCATTCACTGGCATACTTGGCGGTGTAACACCAGCAGCAGTAACAGCAACAACAGTAGAAGGTACAACAATTACCGCATCTACAGGGTTTGTTGGTAATGTAACTGGTAATGCAGCTGGCGCACATACAGGAACACTAGACGGTGATGTAACAGGTAGTGTATTTGCAGACGATAGTACCTTACTTGTAGACGGAGTTGGCGGAGTAATACCAGCAGCTAACTTATTAGGAACTGCAACAATTACAGTTACAGGCAATGTTACAGGTAACTTAACTGGCAATGCTGATACAGTAACTAATGGTGTATATACAATTGGTGATCAAACTATTGCCGGTGCTAAGACTTTTAGTAGTACCATTATTGGAAGTTTACAAGGTAACGTTACAGG